ATTGCTTGTTATAGCTATTCAGATTCCGATAAATTATATGGAACTTATCAAAAAGAGAAATATGAAGATGAAGAAGTAGAATCATATATTTGTCCTACTTGTCAGTCTCGTGTTCCTGATGAAGTATTTTCTTCTGCTGAGATAAACGAGTTTGATCCAGGAGAAGATGATGTAGAAGTTCATAATGTAATAAAAGAAGCTGGACCAATTTGTTTTGAGTGCGGAGCGGCTCTTGATAAAGAATTACAAAAAACTAAACTTATTATTCCTCGTCTAGTTGGTTTCACAAGTGAACCAAAAAGTCGAGTTTGTTTAGAAGTTTATGGCGGATTATACGTTAAGATAGCTAACTATGCTAAGAAACAGTGTGATACTCCTTATTTAGATTTTTCTTACGAGACTCATTATGCTAATGCTCTTGAGTTATATCCAGAGCTTAGAAATAAAATCTCTAAAGGAAATCAAGGAGTAAATGATCCATATGAACAATATGGAAGACTTAATACTCAATATCGAGGAGAGTTCCCAGAAGAGAATGTAACTGTTAAGAATGTTTGGTTAAGACCAGCAAGCTTTAATATTCTCGATGAAGAAAAGTATAAAGTTTTAAAGAAGAAATTTCCTGACGGAGTTAAATTAGTTCTTGTTAATGATGTAGTAGCAGAGTATTGCTCGGAATGTCTTGATGATCATTGGACTTTAACAATGAATCCAATGAGTGACTATTTAAATCACGAGCCGCTCGGTGAACTGCTAACTAATATTCAAGATATTACTAATGATCTTATCTCCTTAATGCTTCAAACAGTTGAACATGGAATAGCTCAGACATTTGCTGATCCTGCTATTGTCAATTTTAATGCTCAGAGACAGATTGAAGCTCAGCCTGGAACACTTACTCCTACTAAACCAATGGCCGGCGGTAGAAAAGTAAGCGAAGGATTTTATAATCTCCAAACAGCATCACTTTCTCCTGAAGTATTTAATTTTTATCAGATTATTCAACAATTAGGACAATTTGTTTCGGGTGCTCTACCAAGTCTCTTCGGAGGCTCTCAAGGAGCTGATTCTTCTCATACAGCTAGTGAGTATGCAATGTCTAAAGGAATGGCATTGCAGCGTCTTCAGACTCCTTGGAAGATGATGACTATTTGGTGGAAAGAAGTCTTTGGTAAGGCTATTCCACTTTATATTAAAAATATGGTAGAGGATGAAAGATCGGTAGAGAAAGATACTCAAGGTAATTATGTTAATGTTTTTATTAGAAAAGCTGAAACCGATGGAATGATTGGAAATATCGAACTAGAGCCAGATGAGAAGTTGCCAATTACAGATGAACAGCAAGCTGATATCATTATGCAATTAATGACGCTTAATAATGAACAAATTACAGCCGCTTTGATGGACCCTGAAAACATTCCATTTATCAAGAAGGTTGTTAAAATTCCAGCATTTCGTCTGCCAGGAGAAGATGATAGACAGAAACAATACTATGAAATAGTAGAACTTGTTAATTCTGCTCCTATTATTCAGTCACCAAGTCCAGAAGCATTAGAAGTAGAAGCTATGACTGGTGCTCCTCCAATTCCAATTGAATTTCCTTCTGTTGAAGTAGATTCTGATGTAGATAATCATGCTATTGAATCAAGTATTTGTAGGTCTTGGTTAATTAGTGAAGCAGGAAGACTTGCTAAAATAGAAAATCCTAATGGTTATAAAAATGTATTACTCCATATGAAATCTCATATTATGATTACGCAAGAGCAAATGCAGGCTCAGAGTGCTCAAACTTCAGAAAGTCAAGGAAAAGCTAATCCAGCTAAACCTAAACAATCTGAAAAGATTAGTGGAGAAAAAGATGCCCGAAGTCCTATCGGAGGTTAAAGTTCCTGGTAAAACCCAGACTGCTGATGATATTAATGATCTCTTTAAATCTATTGATGGTGAAGAGAATTCTGAAAAAGATGAATCTTCTAAGAAGATAAAGAGTGATAAAGAAGATGAATTAGAACTTAAGGAAGATAAAAAAGACTCTGAAGATGAATTAGAATTTAAGGTAGATGAAGAAGAAAAAGAAGAAAAGATTGATCTTAAAGAAGATTTTGAGATTGATGCTCCACCAAGAAAAAAGGAGATTTTAGCTAAATATCCAGATTTATTTAAGACATTTCCTTTTTTAGAGAAAGTATTATATAGAGATAAACAATATACCGAACTTTTTGGTTCCTTTGATGATGCTAAAGAAATTGCTGAGAGATCAGAAAGCTTTAATGAATTTGAAACACAACTTCTTTCTGGAAATACCGAAGAAATTCTTCGAGAGTTAAAGAATAGTGATCCACAAGCATTTAATAAGATTGCTGATAATTATCTTCTAACTCTTCATAAAGTTGATAAAGAAGCATATTTTCACGTAACTGGAAATCTTAATCGAAGACTTATTCAAGAAATGGTAGAAGAAGGAAATCAAACTGGTAATGATGATTTAAAACAAGCCGCTTTGCTCGTAAATCAATTCGTTTTTGGCACGTCAAAATTTACAACTCCAAATAAATTAGTAAATGAAACTGAAGAATCAGGGAAATCTGAAATTGAAAAGGAAAGACTAGATTATCTAAAAGAAAGATTTGAAACTTCTCGTGACGAGCTTCAGACTAGAGTTGATAATACATTACGAGCTACTATTGATTCTTATATTGATCCTAGAAATCAAATGACTCCATTCGCTAAGAAACATGCTGTTTCTGAAGCGATGAAATATATTTCGGAAACTCTCGTAGAAGATAGTGCTATTGTAAAGCATCTTGATAAACTATGGCGAGCGGCTTTTGATTCCAAGTTTTCTAAGGAATCCTTATCCAGAATTCAGCATACTTATCTTGGTAAGGCTAAGAGCCTTCTAAAGGATGCTATTATGAAAGCTAGAGCTGAAGCTCTAAAAGATGTTAAAACTCAGGCTAAGCCTGAAAAAGAAGAAGTTGAAGAAAACTCGACTGAAGACTCTCCTAAAAAGAGAATTACTCCTGGCAGAACATCTGAGCCAAAAGGTAAGAATCAGATGAAAAAAGGCGAAAGTGTTTCAGAGTTTTTTGCAAGGGATTAATTCTTTCTTTTTAGGAGTATAAACAATGCCTGGAGCAGTTGTAGAATCAGTAGTTGCCGGAACAGAACTTGAGCGTGTGTTACCAAAAGTCACCACTGTCTTCGAGTCTGACGATGGATTTTATGGAAATATTAAGAAGAGAGATGTAGAAGTAGTTAGCTATCGAGAAATGCGTGCTCCAATGGAATTGCGGCCCGGTGGTCGTTTTCAATATTGGAATCCTGATGGTGGCGATTTGGGTCGTGGTGGTGGTCCTACTTGGGATAAAGCGGTTTTACGTCCTGTTTTCTTGTCTGAAAATATTGAGTATACGAAGCTTACTCAATATGCTACTGACGATAGGCGTAAGTCGGTAATTAATGCGGTGAGGCGTCTTACGGCTGGTGCAACAGTTGAAATGAAACGGCAGCTTGATTCTCAGCTAATGCAAGTGGGAACAGGTCAAGTTGGAACTATTTCAACTGTTAGCACGAGTGGCGGTGTTGATACATATGTTCTGACAACGGCATTCGGAGCTAGACTTGTCCGTTATGACCAAGTTGTTCAGGTATATGATACAACATTGGCAACATATCGTGGAAAAGGTGTTATTACTTTCTATGATGTAGAAAATAAGACAATCTCGGTTACTCCTGCCGTTGCTGGTGCAATTGCTACAGATGTTCTAGTTGTAGATGGAATTAGCAATCCAACAGCACTTCCCGCTCTCTATGGTGTTCCTTATCATCATTCTAATGCTTCTACTGGAACATGGCTAGGTTATGATAGAGCAACTACCCCAGAAATTCGCTCAAATCGAGTGAATGGTGGAAATTCTGCCTTAACATTGCCACTTCCACGTCTAGCAATTAATAAGATTGGTAATAGGGTTGGTATTGATAATAATTTTGATCCTACTGCATGGACTCATCCTTGTCAAGCTCAGGCTTATGAAGAGATTGGACAGTTGGTTTCAATCATTCATAAACAGCCAAAGGATGAAGCTCTTAATATGTATTTTGGCGATAATATGCAACTTGCTGGTGCTCCAATTAAACAGCATTTCAATTGGAATAAAACCCGTATTGATTTTGTTGTTAGTTCTCTTTGGGGTAGGGCAGAGATTCTTCCTATTGGATTCTACACATCTGATGGTCGGAAAATCTTTGAACTTAGAGGAGCATCTGGAGGCGTTGCTGCGGCAGATATCTTTTATATGGTTGTTGGATTTCAGACTTTCGTTCTCAATCCGGCAGGCACAGCGTATATTGATTCCCTCGCAGTTCCAAGTGGTTACTAATTAGAAAGAAAGGAGAATAAAATGCCTGATTTGACATTTCAGAATCTCTCAACTGTTCAAAGCGGTAAACAACCTAGTCCGAAGACTATTGCTTCTGCTACTAGCATTGGTGCTGGTGTAGAAACATTTATCTCTCTTATCACTGGAACAACGGCTATTGCTACTATTACTGCTCCTGTAGCTGGTCAACATATGCTTGTGTTGATTTTCACCAATGCTAATCCTGGTGGTGTTACAACTGGTGGTAATATTAGAAATGCTGTTGATCCGGCTCAGTATGTTCCTGTATTATTGTTCTATGATCCTATCAGCGGTTTCTACGCAGCTAATTAGGTGTTAAAAGTAAGGGGTGAGAAATCCTTCTTACCTCTTACTTGTTTCTTTGGCAGTTTTTAAAGCTGCTGGCTTTCAAAGCTGGAGAACATTATGACACAGACCGGTTACTGGAGAAGTCTTCGAGAAGAAAATCGTAGAGCAATTCTACAAGATTATGGTGTAATTAATCATGTTTGGTATCTATTTCCTCAAGGAGATGGTCCTAGAGGTTCATTTACTACTTTTGCAGATTTATCTCCTAATCTTAGGTCTCGAGATATTATTTATCTTTCTGGTGTTCTGAGGGAACAAGCTATTGCTCCATTGGGAGTATTTGATGTTTTATTTGCTGGAGCGGCTAATAGACCAAGACAAGCTACTAATTCTGGAGTTCCTACTGGTGGAGGAGCAACATGGTTAGCTCCTACTTCTCCTGTTGCAGCTACACCATTAATTGAATTACGAGAACAAGGTTGGGCATTTGAAAATATTTTCATGAATGGTCCTACCGATGATGCTTGTATTAAAATGCATTGTGAAGAAACTGCTACATATCCAGATGCTTCTCATTTAACTCTTCGTGGATGTCGTCTTGGTGGTGGTTTTATTGGCCTTGAGGATTATGGTGGTGCTTCTAACGTATTAATTGAGGATTGTTCATTTGAAGACTTAACTGGTGCTGGTGGAGGAGCTATTGTATGTACGAATCAGTCAATTAGAATTCCACAACGTTGGATGGTTCGTAATAATAGATTCCTTCCTTGTGTCAATGGTATTCTAAGTGCCCATGTTGACAGCCGCTTTGAGAATAACTCATTCTCAGCAATGACTACAGAAACTATCAATCTGGCATTTGGTAATACTGGACTAAGGAACATGCTATTCTTTAATCGTTTTAGTGTTAATAATGCTGGATTTGATCCTGGTGGTGGATACACTGGTAATGCAACAGATATTTGGGTTAGTTATCTATCTGATGCTATTGACTTTGGTGTTCCTGCGTAAATAGTTGATTGAGTTGAGGTGTTCTCTTTAGATGGTTATAATTATTTTACCCAGGAATAATTAGAAGCTTAGGGAACTAGAGAGAACACTTCATTTCATTTAAGGTTAAGAAGATGGAACTTCGAGAAAGTATTGAATCAATTAATTACAAACTCGAAAAAGAGTTTGGAAAGCATATTGATGGAAGACCTAATTTTAGAGTCGTTTGGTCTGAAGATCAATATGAAAAACGAATTACAAATTTCACAGATGAAGGATTAGAACTTCTCGTTCCTGAAGTAAGAGAGTTTCCTAAATATAAACAATGGATTAGAGAGAAATATATTCTTGAACGGCTTGTTCCTATTGTTGGTGAAACAGATTTAGTAACAAAGATTTCTTATGAACCAGCTTGGACATTTCAAGATAAGAATGGTAATTATCTTCCTCCCTTTTATGATGGATGTAAATATGTAATAGAAAGCATTTATGCTTCTATGGGAAAAGCTAATACTCATGTTAAATATAGAGATACAAATATATCTAAAGAAGAAAGAGAAGCTAATTTATTAAAAGTAGAAGCTGAATTATTTGGCAATGAGACAGATGTTGGTGATGCGCTAAACTATGGTTCTGGAGTTGGTTTTACAACAAGTAAACTTCTGCATTAATCAAATA